GTGGAAACTTTAAGCTTCCTAGTAACTGTAAATACTGTCGTCATAAATTTGAATGTCATAAAGATGCAAACGAAGGCAAAGGTTTGCGTGTCTTTAAATATGCTAGAGGACTTACTTATTTTACAGAAGTAGTTGTGCAACCTAGAGTAGAAGAGATTACAAATGAGTGGAAAAAGATCAAAACAGATTAGAAAAAGAGCAAGAAAACTACAAGTAGAATGGATTAATAGTCTTCTTCCTGAAGGAGAACAAGTAACTTTGGATACTTTAAAAGAAGCAATGCCTGATCAAACACATTTTATGCAGAACAGAACACTTAGGCTTTCTTTTATGTCCAATAAATGGATAGAAAAACAAGTTAAAAGAAATTTTAATATAACCCTAAAAGAACTAATGAATTATTATGAATAGAGATGCTTTAGAAAAAGAGATACCTATTAGTGAAGTAGAATTAGATGAACTGCTTATTTCTATTGGTGGAATATTGTTTGCTGGCGCAGACATGGAAGAAATAGATAGCTTACTATTACACAGACTAGGAGATTTAATAAAAACAGAGTTAATTATTAGAGAAAACAAAGGTATACCAGAAGGAGAAGTAATACACTAATGCGCAAGCCGAGAGTTAAAAGACCAAAAGAAAAAGACTTACCCAAAGGATACGACTCCAAGTGGGAACATAGTTTACACCAAAGCATTCTTAAAAACTGGGAACACCACAAAGGCTCAGTAGAGTATTCTGTTCCACACACATACCATCCTGATTTCATAAGATCTATTGATGGTAAGATGATATATCTTGAAGCAAAGGGTAGGTTTTGGGATTATCAAGAATACAGTAAATATAAATGGGTTAGAGAATACTTACCGAAAGATTATGAATTAGTATTTTTATTCTCTGATCCTTATGCACCTATGCCACAAGCAAAGAAACGAAAAGACGGAACAAAGAGAAGCCACGCAGAGTGGGCAGAGAAGAATAAATTCAGGTGGTTTGATAAAGACAATCTTCCTGAAAACTGGAAAGCAAAAATATGAAACTGATTAGCACAAAGATGTGTAAAGAAGGCGACTTAGGTTATCACGATAATCTATTCGGTGGACACATGATGTCTTGGCTAGATGAAGCTGGTGCTACAATGGCTTCTAGAACTTGTAACTCTCCTAGAGTAGTTACTGTTCTGGTTGAGAAGATGGAATTTAAAAGACCTGTTAAATCTGGACAGCTTATAGAAATATGGGGAGCTGTAAGAAAAGTGGGTAGAACTAGCATCACATTAAACATCGAAGCAAGAAGACATAATGTTAGAACAGACGAACAAGAGATTGTTGTTAATACCAATATGAAATTTGTGCGCATTGATGAGTATGGTAATCCTGTTCCTATTAGTGAACGAGTTAAAAGAAAATATACTACTAAGAAAAAGGAAAAATAAATGAAAGATTTAGTTAACAATCCGCCACACTACAACAAAGGTAACATCGAATGTATAGATGCTATTGAAGCTATGTTGACACACGAAGAATACGTAGGATATTTAAGAGGAAACTCTTTGAAATATCGTTGGAGATTTAGATACAAGAACGGAATACAAGATTTAGAAAAAGCTAAATGGTACGAAAATAGATTAATGGAAGTTTTAAATAATAATAATAAAGGAGCTAAAAATGGCTAATAAAAAAGAAAAAACAATAACAATTAAAGTAACTGAAAGAGATTTGAATGATTTAATAAAGCATCATCGTGAAACTAGATGTGGACTTAATAGTCTTTTTGAATGTGGAGATATTATGGTTAGTGAAATGCATGGTCTTGATCATTTTCTATATACGATAGAACGAGTCTTTAATCTTGAAAGATCAAGTGAGGGTTGGTATAACTATGAAAGAGTTGTAGAATAAAATGTTTAATAATAATAATAATTACTATTTACTTTTTTACACTATGTTTATTTTAACATTAGGTTTTCTAATGTGTTACTATTCTTAGAGGGTTAAAAAGGAAAAAGTTAAATGGCTAATGAAGTTTCTTTTTTTTCTAAAGTTTCTCCTAGTAAAAGAATATGTAGAAAATGCAAGACAGAAGTAACAAAGTCTAATTGGGTTAGATGTGTAGATAAAGTAAATTCTACACTTAAATCTTTAATATGTAAGCAATGTACATTTAACGGGAAAGAATATTATAAAAAGAACAAAGAAAAAAATAACGCTGCAAGCAAAAATTGGTATCAAAACAATAAAGAAACTGTAAGTGCCTCTAATAGAAAACGAAAATATGATATATCATCTGCAGAATATGATAATATGCTAGAAGAACAAGATAATAAATGTAAAATTTGTTTAACTTCTTTTGCTGATATTACTATCAAAGATGGAAGAACTCCTGTTTATATAGACCATTGCCATACAACAAATAAAATAAGAGGTTTATTATGTAATTGTTGTAATAGTGGACTTGGTTTTTTTAAAGACAACACAGAAACATTAACAAACGCTATTGTTTATTTAGAACACACACTGGAATAAAAAATGAAACAAGAACAAACTGAATTACCTACACAGTATCAACAGTTCATACATCTAAGCAGATACGCTAGGTGGAATGAACAACAAGGAAGACGAGAGACTTGGCAAGAGACTGTCAAACGATACTTTGATTTCTTTGAAGAACACCTACAAAAGAACCACAAATTTAAAATGGGAACTATTCGTGAAGAATTAGAACAAGCCATATTAAACTTAGAAATTATGCCAAGCATGAGAGCCTTGATGTCAGCAGGCACAGCTTTAGAACGAGACAACGTAGCAGGATTTAACTGTAGTTATGTTGCTGTTGACAACACACGAGCCTTTGATGAAACACTCTACATCTTAATGTGTGGCACAGGTGTTGGCTTTAGTGTAGAACGACAATACATTAACAAGCTTCCTGATCTTCCAGAAGATATGTCAGACTCAGATACTATCATCAAAGTAGCAGACTCAAAGATTGGTTGGGCAAAAGCCTACAAAGAATTAATGTCTTTATTATATTCAGGACAAATTCCTAAATGGGATGTGTCCAACATCAGATCACAAGGCGCAAGACTTAAAACTTTTGGAGGTCGTGCCAGTGGTCCAGCACCTCTTGAGGATCTATTTCAATTCACAATTAATATATTCCAAGATGCAAAGATCAAGAACCAAAGAAAGCTAGTATCTATTGACTGCCATGATTTGATGTGTAAGATCGCAGAGGTTGTAGTAGTAGGGGGAGTAAGACGAAGTGCTTTAATCTCACTCAGCAACCTCTCAGATGAGCGTATGCGTAATGCTAAGAGTGGTGCTTGGTGGGAACACAGTCAACACAGAGCATTGTCTAATAACTCGGTAGCTTATACAGATTCAGCAGAGATGGGAGCGTTCATGCGTGAGTGGTTATCATTATACGAGAGCAGAAACGGAGAACGTGGTATATTTAATAGACAAGCTGCTGAGAAACAAGCATTAAGAAATGGTAGACGAGAAGAATACAAAGACTTTGGTTGTAATCCATGTAGTGAGATCATATTACGCAACAAACAATTCTGTAATTTAACAGAGGTTGTTGTTCGAGCTGACGATAACTGGTCTTCACTATCTAAAAAGATAGAGTTAGCGACAATTCTCGGCACGTTCCAAGCAACTTTAACGAACTTTAGGTATTTAACAAAAGCATGGCAAAACAATACAGTTGAAGAAGCTCTACTTGGTGTGTCTCTTACTGGTATTATGGATAATTCCATGTTAAGTGGACACGATTCTGAAAAAACTCTAGAGAATAATCTACATTGTTTAAGAGATAAAGCAATTAAAACCAACGAAGCGTGGGCAAAGAAGCTGAAGATCAATCCTTCTGCTGCTATTACTTGTGTTAAGCCTAGTGGAACAGTCAGTCAATTGGTTGATAGCTCATCAGGAATACATACTAGACACAGTCCTTATTACATTAGGACTATTCGTGCTGATAAAAAAGATCCTCTTGCACAGTTAATGGTTGATCAAGGAGTTTACCACGAAGATGATATTACTAAACCTGATCACACCTACGTATTCTACTTTCCTATTAAGTCTCCTGAAGGCTCAGTAACAAGAGAAAGCATTACAGCTTTGGAACATTTAGAACTTTGGCAACTTTATCAAGACAACTGGTGTGAGCATAAACCCTCAGTAACTATTTCTGTTAGAGAACATGAGTGGTTGGATGTTGGTTCTTGGGTTTGGAAGAACTTTGAAACAGTATCTGGGATTGCATTCTTACCCTATGCAGATCATTCATATCAGCAAGCACCATACCAAGAGATAACAAAGAAAGAATATAACAAATGGTTAAAGAAAACCACAGACTCAATTGATTGGTCTTTTATAACTAAATATGAAAAAGAAGATTCTACTGAGAACACTAAAGAACTAGCTTGCTCGGCAGGTGTTTGTGAGATACTATAATGAATAAAAAAGACGATAGAATAGAAGCTACACTCCTTACTTTTAAAATGGTTCTAGATGCTAAAGGAAACCTATGGACTGACATAGGTGGACTACCTTTAAAAGATGTTAAACATATTTTTAAAAGCCCTGAAGATGCTCATGTCATAGGTCTTCTAATTCGTGAAGGCACGATAAAACTTAAAAGCATTCACAGGTATTTAGAAAACGAGGCTACTTCTATACAGTATGTGGAGTAAATAAAATAATATGAAAAGTTTAAGAAAAGCACTAAATGAAATGTGTAAAGACTGTACTTATGATGAGTATGATAAAGGTACGTGGAGACAACAGGTAGCTGCCTGTACAATTAAGATATGTCCTTTACATGAAGTTAGACCTATAAATGAAGATCATGCTTTTACTTATTTAACAATGGAACTCTTAAATCATTGGCAAATAAAGCCAGAAGATTTGGATGAGAGGGCTAGAAGCATTCTCAAAGATGCTCCTGAAGGCTGAAACTACGCTAAATAGTCGTAGTTTTGGAACTCAGAATTCTCAGTAATACCTACCTACTACTATAAATAAAAATGATAGAAAAGATTGTAGAGCTTTTAATTTAAAAAATCAAAATGAACAAGAACATCGAATATCAAGTATCCAAATAGAATCCTGAACATCAGTCGATAGCGTTTAAATTCACT